GTAGCATTAGCTTCTATAGACATATGTATTCCTTTACTTATTACCAGAGTACGTTATTGTACAACTGGAGTTGGCGGTGCCAACGGTAAATCAGATTGAGCAGCGGGCGTAATTAGTTCTTCAGCAGGCGCAAGTGGTGCGGCCTCGGGAGCCGAACTTGCCGCAATGGGTAGCACGGGCGGAGGCTCGGCTTTCTTAAGCAGGGCCGATGCATCTTCCATCCAGCGGCGAAACAACTCAAGTCGGCTTTCGGGAGCATTCATAGAGCGGTATAGCAAATAAGCCTGTTGCATCTTAGTAATGCCTAAAGACAAATTTTGATAAGGCTCTGGCGTTTCATATTCGCCTTTATCAATAATAAGTTCGATAGCTCGTTCAATGTCTTCGACGCCTGCGTTGTTAAAATTGTAGAACTGTCGCAAGTCCGGAAAGTCCAGAAGTTTCATAGCATCTTCTTGGCCAATAAAACCAAGCGCCATTAAGTCTTTTACGTCAGCCAGACGACCAGCGGGCTCACTAGCAAGCGCTGAAGTTGGAAATACTTGCATCAAATACATGTCTTTATCTAGGCTAACGTCTTTCCAATCTAAGGTTTCTAAAAACTTATCGCCTTTGACTTTTACTGTGTAGCTGCCTTCTTCTTCAGCAATCTCCTTGATTAAGTCAATGTAGATTGGTGTGGCTTCAAGAAACGCCTGTTCGTAGCGTTTGCCTACATCAAGAAAGCGTTCTGATTCAATGTCATTGTATTCGCGCAAGGCTTTGCCGCTATCCAGGCCTGAAGGTTTTTGACTATTGGCTGATAATTGTGAAACACCTGCGATTTCATAAGCACGGGCGTAGAGTCTATCCAGGTGTGCAAATAACTCTACAGGTATGGTGCCTAACTTACCTTCAATGGGCGGCTGGCCCACAAATTTAACGATGCCGCCGATTTTATTATTTAGATGAGCAGATACAATGTTTGAGCTGGCTTCAATATATATTTTAGGCACAGACACTAAATGCATTGATACTTGAATAGTTCGCAAAATCTTATTTATTTCAAGCTGCAGCCCCGTTAGTTGCTCGGCCAACCCTTGACCCCAGAAGCCAAGCGGCCTTACGCTATATCTGAAAAGAACAAACGGAAAGTAGTCGTGCTCCCAGGAGCCTTCTATTAGCGTGCAGTTATCAATACTAATGGCGTGCTTGCCATCCTTGCTATCCTTAGAGCTTTTGAGATGCCAGCTTTCTGTAACTAATATCATGTTTTTTGCTTTATCATAGGTGTTACTGGCATACGAACTCATCTCAGCGCTGCCTAGCCGCTCAATCTCCATGGCCTTGTTGGGAAACTTAGCGGCCAACACGTCTTTGTGGATATATTTTTTCTGGTGCATTTGACGCGGCTCGGAATAGATGGCTTCGTGGTCGTCTACTGTTAGCTCGTCAATAAATACGCGCTCGGCCTTGATTTCGGCGCCTTCTCGGTAAATTTTTATCGCCCCGGTGCCTTGGATTGCCGAATCTTTGAATGCTAGGACTGCCAATTGATAAAACTTCGTGCTATAAAATTGGCCTTCAATGAATTGTGTCAACTTCTGGGCTTTGCGCTGTAGTGACCAATCGCCGCCTTCGGTAAGAAACGTAGGTTTTGGACGGTTTTTCGTAATCTTACTTACGACTGTGTCGACCATACTCTGCACAATATTGAGTGTAACGCGGTTTAGCATGGCTGTAGATTCTTCGGCGCGGTAACCTGAATACCCGCGCGCCGTATACATTTCTACGTTACCATAGAGCCGCATGTTACGATAGTTGTTGGCGGAAATATAAGATTGTTCAGTATCCAGTTGCTGCATGTAAGAAAATACGCACTTGGCAACGTCGTTGCCCTTTTCTTTCCACCAGTAATAATCACCATTCATACTTGTCACAGGCTACCTATGTAGTTGTTGACCAAAATAGGTCCGGGTCATCTTCGGGCCGCACTGGCTGGTCAGAGTTTGTAATATCTTTGGCGTCGTTAGGCTTGGCGGGAGTAGTTGGCGCAGGCGATAGCTCACTCATAACTCGTTTAGCAAGCTGATAGTCTGAAAATACAAATTCTATATTGCCAATTTTAACCTGCTTGAGGCCAGCAGCTTCTGCCCAACCAACCAGGTCTTTTAGCTCATCTACAGACTTCTGTGTCATGCTATGCTCCTATGTACTATAGTTAGGTGTTATCGCTATCAAAATCATCGGATACGCCAAGGTCGCCCCAAGACTGCACGCCGGAGTCCAGGCCATCGCCGCCGAATTTTCGCAATTCCATAGCTTCGGCTTCTTTGGCTTCCAGTTCGGCCATGTAGGCGTCGCTGTTTGGATGAGCTTTGACTTCGATTGGTTGCTTAAAGTAATGTCGACACTCGCGCCATGAATACAAGACAGAATCGCAAATATCGCTGTGAAATGACTTACTAATGGCCAACTTAGTTGGGTCATCAGACTTTCGGTCCCACTGGACCAAGTAACAGTCATCTTCAAAGCGGCTTTTTGGCAGAGCCTTAAACTTGCCAGTCCTAAGGTCATCATTAAGTAGCTCAATAAATTCAAACTTACGGTTTTTGTCTGCAGCCTCTAAGTTGATACTAAAGCGCGGCCTGATTTCTTCTTGAATTTTTTTGCCCAGGCCGCCAGCATCCATTACCATTTTTACAGGCTGATATTTATGCGCCAGCTTAGTTATCTGTTCAACCAGCGGAGTAATGCCTTGCTTAGCCGTAACTAATTCTTCTACTAGATAAACATTGCCATCCACATTGTTATAACCTAAGACTGCGATGGCGTCCGCATCATTATATCCTAAGTCAATACCAAAAATATATGTAAGTTTATCCGGCACTACATCAACTACATTTCGCTCCGCCTTAAATTTAAACACCAATGAATCAATATCTTCGGTCCAAATACCGTAAGTTTCTCGCACATAAGATGGGTCGCTGCGGTCAATTCCGCGAACCTGTCGTTCTTCTTCTAGTGTAATCTCATAGTTTTTGCCGTTCTCCGGGTCATGAAGATGGGGGTTTTCAAAGGCGGTCCAGTTATGGCTTTCCCAAAGCCCATCGTTACTGATTTTGTAAAAAAAACCTCGCTTCAGCGGGCCGGGCGTACCAGTCACATACATTTCGCCGCGCAAGTCCCGTAACGTCGGCATCAAATCTTCTTCTATCATGTTCTTAAGATAGTCAGGAAAGTTTTGTGCCTCATCAATATATATACGGCGAAGCTTTCTACCGCGAAACTTACCTATTTCTCGCTTGTCTTTCGCACCTGCACAACTTAAATAACTTTTATTGGCGAATGTAACGGTTAGGCGCTGGTGATTAATTTTGCATTCTATTTTTTCACGTTCGAGTAGCGCTAACAGGTCGGGCCAAATAATTTCAATGCAGTTTTCACGCGTCAATGTTACATAGAGGACGCGGACTCCGGCTTCAGCAAGGCATAAATCAACGGCGTCGCCCACGATGCCACACGTTTTTCCTGCGCGCCTACTGCAGACCGCCACCTTAAAGCGATTCTTAGAGCCACGAAAAAATTCCATCTGCTTAGGAAAAAAGAATGAGTTAAGGCTAAACTTTGGCGCAGCCGCCGCTGCGGCCCGCTTTTCCAACTCTTTTTTAAGCAGAGCCGAGCGAACAGTCGACATTAGGCTCGTTTAGCGGGAGCGCTTGGAACACTATCAACAATCTGTCCACGATTGCTGGTGTCCCTCTTTTCGGTTGTTTCATTAAGTTCAACACCATACGCCACATTATTGGGCCATACGACAATCTCATCAAGGTCGGACTTAATGCGAATCACGCCACTCTTAAGTACTTCGATGCACAGGCCAGGAAATTTAGCAGCATTATCTATGCTCAGGTAGTTTTCATTACGATTTTGAAATCTTACGTATTGATAACAATGCAATGCTTTTAGTTTCATATATACTCCTTAGTTATTTACTGGTTCACGAAACAACGGACAATGGCTGAACGATACAGTCGTACTGCCAAAAAATGTCCAGTGAATTGTTTTAGTTTTTTTATTAATTAATTCTGTGCTACAAACAATATCTATAATCTTATCAGCAGCCCGCTCAGATACAGCGGAATCAGAGTCTGGCCATAATTCATTAAGCACGCGCGATTTGTAGTCAGATAATGATATGCCCATGCGTCGAGCATTAGCTTCTTCAAGTCTTCGGATTATGCGTTGGACAGCGGCCAATCGCGCCTCTAACTCGCCGGTTTCAACTTGACCACTGAGGCTGGCCTGCGCGCGATGGAACATCAGCATGCCATCGTCTGTGATTAGGCGGCGACCGGGCAGGCCCTCAACAATACCTGCGGCCATACTTGCTGAAAAAATGCTAATCGTATGGAGGTTTGAGATTGTTTTAGCGAACTGAATAAAGTTTAAGCCCGCATATATACTGCCGCCCGGTGAATCAAGCACCAGATAGATTGGATATTGATAGGACCCTAGGCTACGCT